CTGGAGGTGGCAACATCGGAGTCGGAACTCCACAAACTCCAGGGGAAGGCGGCTTTACTGCACCAAATACTCAACCTGAAGGACCAACTCAATAGTTAAATGGCACTATCTGATATACTAAAAAAATATGGTGATACCGCAGCTACAGAGGGGATAATGTTTCCTTCTGCAGGAGTGCAACCTGTAACAACAGAACAAGAAGTTTATGATTCTGCTACAGATGGTATCATGACAATTAATAATGAAAAGTATATCGGGCCAACTGCAACAGTAACATACGCAGGAGAAGACCAAGGATATGCTCGTACATTAAGACAAATTGAACAAGGCGAACTACCTCAGTTTGACCAATCAACATTTCCTGAAGTAGGAACAGGTGTAATGCAACCTACTACACCCGTTACTCCACCAGTAACCACACCCGTAGAGCCAGAGCAACCTGCCACACCTATAGACCCATGTCCTGCAGGATATAAATTAATTAATGGTGTATGTCAACCTATACAACGACAAGATAGAGATAGACCTCAAGAAGAGCCTATGTTCGGACCAGGTAAAACTCCTTTTCAAAATGTAGAGTTTGCAAATAATATTATATTTGGTGCTGATGATAATGAACAATTTAATTACTATAAAGATAATCAGATAGTATTAAAACAAGCTTCTATAGATGTACAACAAACAGCAGCTTTACAAGATTATTTTAATAAAAATAATATTGATTTAGATGCTTCAAATTTAGATGTTACTGCTTATGATGCTTATGCAAAAGAAGCAGGACTTAATGTTCCTCCACGAGGTAATAACGTAAAATTTAATTTAAGTAACATATCAAATAAACCTGAAGGTGGAACTAGCTTTTTTCCTGGGTTTAATGCTGTAATGGCTCTTGCAGAAAAAGATATGATTAAAGGTGCATTAAATTTATATAATAATGCAGGACTAACAACAGGTATGTATATAGGTGATAGTATATATTATGCAGGTACAGCAGAATATAATACAGCTTTTAATAATGCATTAAAAAATAATTCAGATTTTAATTTAATATTTGACCCTACTAAAGTCGATAACTTTAATAAAAATTTTGGTAAACTAAATACAGATATACAAGCAAATAGAAATTTACTTAACAACTTATCTAAGTTAAATAAAGACATGGTAGAAACTACTATTGTAAAACTAGCAGCATCAGGTCAAGGTGTTGATAGAATTAAAAATATGAATAAGTCTCAGTTAATTGCTTTTGCTAGTCCTAGAGAAGATATACATGCAAAGTCTTTTGGTTTTAATAAGTACTCACCTAAAACAAAAAAACAAATTGTAGAAGCAAAACATGATGATAGTAATTTAAGAGAAGATACTAAAACAACTATAAGAAATACAAATAGTAAACATAATGTAGATTTAAAAGAGTTATCAAAAAGAGAACATAATAATAAAAATTCTTTTGCATCAAAGAATAAAGAAACTGCAGACGAGACTGCAAAAAGAATTGCACAAAATATAGAAGATGACCCTATGAGAGCAAAAACAGGAGTTAATTTATTTGCTGATGAAAAAAATAAAAAAGCAATAAAAAGTGGTAATGATTCTAAGAATGAAAAGAAAATAGTTTGCACTATGATGAATGAGTCATATGGCTTTGGTTCATTTAGAAATAAAATATGGTTAGCACAATCTAAAAAATTAACTAAAGAACACGAAGTAGGTTATCACACTTTATTTTTACCATTAGTTAAATATGCAAAACAAAAAGGTTTTACAAATAGTATTGTTAAAAAAATATTAGAACATATTGCTATACATAGAACAATAGATATTAGAAAACAAAAATATAATAAAGTAAATATATTAGGTAGAACTTATAGAATTATATTAGAACCACTATGTTATATCACAGGAGGAATAAAAACATGGAAGAAGAAATGATGAATAATGAAATGACTCCTGCAGAGTCTAATACACCAACACCTGAAAGACAAGGTATGATGGGTGCTGATATCGCAGATACCGAAGGAACTACTATGATAGAAGAAGGTATTAAAAGAGTAAAACAAAACTTTGAAAATTTATCAGAAGAAGAAAAAAATTTAGCAACACAATTAAACGTACCACAGTTTAGAAATTTTTTATCAAAATTATTATTGCCTGAAATAGGTCCTATAATGGAAAGTGCTATACCTACAACAACAGGCAATCAACAAGTTTCACAACCAAGTGAAAGTCCTGCACCTATGACGGGTCAGGGCA